GGGCATCCTCTCCCTACAATTATTATACTACGTGTCGTATAATGTTGTCAACTAATATTTTAATTCCCGCTGCGGACGCGGCTGTATAATTATGCACTCCAAAATGAATTGTATGAATAATCAGACAAAACAGAAAATACTTTACTACATTAACGCTTTAACACTGTGAAGTATTAATACTGAATGGTTTGAGCTATTGCTTTAGTACGTTAATGCTTTAATACTTTACTGTACTAAAATCACTCAAAATCAGTAAAAGTGAAAACTTTAGTACTATAAAGCATTAAAGTTTTAAAGCGTGAAAATTTTTCGCTTTACAGTGCTAATACTGTAACGTGGTGAAGTTTAGTACTGTAACGCATTAACGCTTTAGTGTGATGAAGTTCATTACGCTGATGCGCTGACGCTTTAACGTGATGAAGTGTGCGGTCAGCACACTTTAACGCTTCAACGTGCTAAAGCAACCCCCCACCCCCGTTAGTTTTGACTAACTGAAACGAAAATCCCTCTCTGTCTACTTCCTGATTTTGACGTAAACTAGGGCTCGCCTTTTGAAACAGTGCTTTCTTATTTTCAAGTAATTCTTGTTCTCATTGTTCTCTTTGGAATCTCAGATTTTTTATAAGTAGAATTTCAAATAAACTTCCGCGAATTTCGATTTTGCCGTTTTGAATTTTTTATACTGCACCCACAAAGTAAACTGCAATATTATGATACATATATGTTATAATAAAGTTGCAGATTGACGCACTGACAGTTTTTTGCTATTATCAAAGAAAGGAAGAGAGTAATCATGGAAGAACACACGACTTTAGCAACTGAATTACTGCATGAATTAAAACTAAGCGCAAAGAGATGGTTTATAGCGTTTTGCGTTATGGTCGTTTTAGAAATTGCGACTATTGCGGGATTTATGTGGTATATCAGTCTGCCCGTAGAGGATTATAGTCTTGAACAAGTAACAGAACGTGGCGGAGATAATCTTAATATTGGAGGTGATTATAATGGCACGACAGAGAATTAGGTATAGACGCAGAGCAGTAAGAGTAAGAGGATATACGAGGCGTAGAAAGTAGTGTCTATTGGTAATAACAGACTTCTCAGAAAATTACAAAGTGCCATTAATGCAATTTCCGTTGAGAAAATCTTAATATCACAGAATGAGTGGTATTCAGATAAGATGCAACGAACAATTACCTCTTATGTTGTTAAGAAAGCACTTGTGCCAGATGATGTTACCAAGGGACGTAAAAAGGTAGTAGAATTATTTACTACAACTTCTCAGATTCAGGCAGTATTGTTTTTACGAGATTATTACTACGCACTGAAAGGTGAGGAGATTCCTACAGATAACGAATACTGGAATATGATTAAGCAGAAGAAAGGGATAGTGATAAACGTTGAAATCGACGAAACCTAGATTCTTAACAAATGAACAGAGAGTATTTATCAAGCATTACGTAGCTACCACAAATGCGTCAGAAGCGTTTAGAAGAATGTGTGCGGAACTTAACAGACCACTACCTAAACGATATGCGTCAACTGCAAGAGAGTGGCTGAATCGACCAGAAGTTATGCGTGAAGTAGAACTATGTATGGCAGAAGTCAATCGTAGGGCTAGAAACGCAAGCGTAATGACTGGCGAAGAAGTAATGGAATTTTTTACTAAGGTTGTCAGAGGAGAAGTAAAAGACCAATTCGGACTTGATGCCCCATTGTCTGAAAGAACTAAAGCGGCTATGGAAATAGCAAAGCGAACGATAGACTTAGAGAACAGACTGAATGGCGTTGCTGACAACGTAACAAAAGTGACAATTGACTGGAGCCGTAAAAAATAGGCTCATTTTCGACCTCCTTTCTAGAATGACTACCCGTAACTTGCCAGCGGGTAGTCATTTTTTATTTACAGATTTTGAAAAACTTTGTATACTACAATTAAGTACGGAGGATAGTAATATGTATAAGGAGAGAAGCCAATGGAAGATTTTGTTACCCGTCAGGAGTATGAAACTGGAAAAGTTTATTTAGATAATGTTCACGCAAATTTTGAAAGCCGAATAGACAAACTCGAAAATCTATATGCCCAAATTTCTGAATTGGCTTCATCTGTAAAATTGCTGGCATCTAATATTGAAAACATGCAGAAAGAACAAGAGAAACAAGGAAAGCGACTTCTTGATATTGAAAAGAAACCTGCTGATAATTGGGACAAACTTATTTGGGGAATTGTAGGTTGTGCAGTTACGCTTATAATCGGCTATATAGCAAAGGGGATTGGACTATGAAATTACCTAACAAAGTGTATGACATTTTAAAATGGATTGTAATTCTTCTATTACCTGCGTCTGCAATTTTATATAGGGCGCTCGCTAATGAGTGGGGATTTCTGTATGCAGAGCAGATTTATAATACCGTCATGTATATACAAGCATTTCTCGGTGCGATTCTTGGTATAAGCACTATCAATTATAATAAGGACGGTGATGCTGAATGAGTTGTTGGACAAATGAAACAGAGCGTATAATCAAAGCACATGAAGCGGATTTTGATTATACTGATTGGCAGAATGTGCTGACTGCCTGTGGCGGATATAAAGCATATCTGAATAAACTAGGCGGCGTATTCGCTAAGTGGAATGGTAAAAATGCGTCTGTAAAGACTGCCGCTCAGTTTCAGGAAATCGCTCAGTACGTCATGGGGCTCATGGCTATATACGGCTTTAATTACAATAATGATGTAACAAAAGTCAGATGGGGCGGTACGGCGCCGTTTTACGTGTCAGCAAATCAAGGCACGTGTAATTGGGGTGAAATAGATACTTTATGCTCTAGTTCATACAAAGCAAAAACAACTAACTGCAATTTTGGAATGGACAGTTTTTATTATAAGTGCGGACTGTTTCCGAAGTATATCGACTATTCTTACAGATTTAAAGACCATGGCAGACGTTTTAAAGTCATCCGCAAAAGAGAAGATTTACGAATCGGAGACTTGATTCACCTGTTCCACAAACGTGTTACGTCTGATAATCCTGATACGTGGGAAGATTGGGGACACGTTTGCTGTGTTGGCGAGAAGCGTGGAAATACGATAATCACATATGACACGGGTTCTCGATTCATTTCTACGGGCAACTTCAAAAAAGAGTTTACTGTAAACAGTAAAAATAAGCCAACAGGCGTGTATGATAATTATGATGGTTGGGTCGGTATTCACTTTGTTGATTTAGAAGGCAATAACGGTGAAGTTAAAGGCGACTCTGAATTAGCTGTAGAAGTTATTGCAGATAAGTGGGGTAGTGGAGCGATTCGTGCTATCCGACTTGGTAAGCGATATGAGAATGTTCAGAATAGAGTAAACTATTTCTTAAACGGCACAACTGCAGGAAGAGAAGCATATTTACGTGCCGCGGCAAGCTACGTGCTTAAAGGATTTGCGGGCAACGATTCAGATAGAATGAAGTTTTTCCGTCTTGATTATGGTCCTGTACAGCAAAAAGTCAATTGGGTAATCAAAACAGCGAAAGATGTAATTGCCGGAAAATATGGAAATAGTGCGGAGCGCAAACGTAAACTCGGAATTGATTATGATTTAGTTCAAGCACAAGTCAATAGGATGGTATAACATGGCAAAAAAGTTTATTGATGTTTCTGAATTTCAAGGTGACATTGATTGGCAAAAAGCAAAAGCAGAATTGCAAGGAGTGTATATACGTTGCGGACTTAGAGGCTCTTTAGCGAAAACTGCTCCGCAAGACTATAAGAAGATTCGTTTTGACAAGTATTGGAAAAAGAATCTCGAAGCAGTAACTACACTGGGTATTCCATTTGGACCGTATTATTTTCCCACAGCAATTACAGACGCCGAAGCATTAGAAGGAGCAAAGTGGTTTTACAATCAAGTTAAAAATTTGGATATGGCATTTCCACCTATGCTTGACGTAGAGAATGTGTGGGGTAAAAATAAAGAACCTGGACGTGCTAATAGTTTGAGTAGAGCAGATAGAACGAGACTTCTCAGGATTGTCACTGATTACTTTAATTCAAATGGAATGAATATCGGTATATATGCGTCAGCTAGTTGGCTGACCAGCAAAATAGATATGTCAGTATTTCCTAAACGAGTCAGAAATTGTACGTGGGTAGCGGATTCTACAGCGCCCGTAGATTACACGGGATACTATTGGCTACATCAATACGGCAAGGGTGCGTGTGCGGGTTTCGCTGACGATGTTGATTTAGATAGAATTACAAATACAATACCTATTGTTAGAACTTCAACTACTAAAAAAGCAAGTCCCGAGGACGTACTTATAGAAATTGCAGAATCTCAGGTGGGATATAAAGAGGGTGCAAATAATCATACAAAGTATGGCGATGAAATGCACAGTATTCAACCCAGTAATATGGACAAAAATGCGGCTTGGTGTGATGCGTTTGTTGATTGGTGCATATATAAAATGTGTCAAAAATTTGGATACGGCGCAGATATGGCACGTAAAGTTCTTTGCGGTAATTTTGACGATTATACTTATAACAGTGTGAATCTTTACAAGAAAGCGGGAAGATGGACACAGAGTCCTAAAAGAGCATATCAGATTTTCTTTGGTGGCGCCGGTCATACGGGAGTTGTGACAAGCGTTGAAAATGGTAAAGTATATACTGTTGAGGGTAATAAAAGTGATGCTGTGCGCAGATGCAGTTATAACATTTCTGACCCGAGCATTATCGGATACGGTATGCCGAGATATGATTTGATAAAAGCAACAATTCCAATAGAAGAAAGTGAGGCAGATATGTTACCTGTATTAAAACAAGGCTCAACAGGAACCGCAGTCAAGTGGTTACAGATTGCATTGGGTGGACTTACAGTTGATGGCGACTTTGGATGGAAAACAATGAATAAAGTTCTTGAATTTCAAAGAACACACGGACTTGCGACAGACGGCGAAGTTGGACCGAAAACGTGGAGAGCGATTATTAATACGCTGTAAAAATAATGGGCAATATTAATATTTCTATTGAAGATACAATTATACCTATGTATGACGATGTTTTAGAGGATGTTCTTGAACATCGTCATACTCACTATGTATTTCCTGGCGGTCGAGGAAGTACAAAATCGTCATTTGTCGGCGGTGTTGCTATTCCGTTATTGATAATGCAAAATCCTGATATTCACGCTACCTGCTTTAGAAAAGTTGCGAACACTATTCAGACAAGCATCTTTCCACAAGTTGTGTGGGGTATTTACAAGTTAGGAGTTGAACATCTATTTAAAATACCGAAAACGTATAGCACTCCAATAACATATATACCTACTGGTCAGAAAATCATGTTTTTCGGACTTGATGACCCAATGAAAGTTAAGTCTATAAAGTTGCCATTCGGATATATTGGCATAACGTGGTTTGAAGAATTAGACCAATATGCGGGTGAAAATGAATTACGTACCGTTACACAGTCAACAATGCGTGGCGGTGAAAGATTTTGGGATTTTAGAACATTCAACCCGCCTATAAGTAAAAATAACTGGGCAAACGAGTATACAGAAGATTGTGAAATCTATAGACAAGATAATACTTTAGTTGTCAGAAATACTTATTTAGATGTTCCTGTTGATTGGCTAGGTCAACAGTTTATAGAAGAAGCAGAGGACTTAAAAGCAATAAATCCTCGTGCGTATGAACACGAATATCTTGGTCATGCTATTGGTACGGGCGGAGACGTATTTCAGAACGTTGAAGATTTTGATACAAATGTTATTGTACAGGTGACAGACCCCGTTAATGGAAATCCTAAAGAAGTACAACTTTGGCAAACTTTTGACAATATCTATAATGGAATTGACTGGGGATTTGCACTTGACCCATTTCATTTTGCACGTTGTTACTTTGATGCCAAAAAACTCGATTTGTATATTTTTGGAGAATATCGTACACTTAAAGCACGAAACGAGGTTGTATTTAATAGACTGTATAAAGAATTAAAAATGCTGTCTATTGATGATTTGGTAACTGCGGATAGTGCAGAACCAAAATCTGTTGCCGACTTTAAGGCATATGGGGCATTTATAAGGGGAGCAGAAAAGGGTCCTGACAGTATACGATACGGAATTAAGTGGCTACAAGGACTTAGACATATTTATATTGATAAACGAAAGTGCCCAAATACGTGGAGAGAGTTTACACAGTATGAATATGAAAAAGATAAGGACGGCAATTTCATCAGTGATTATCCTGATGCTGAGAATCACTCTATTGATGCTGTTCGATATGCTATGGAGAAGCACTACAAGCGGAGAGGCAAATAATGCACTATGACGGAACAAAGACACAAACAAGATTTATGGAGCAAAATATCTGTAATCTTGCGTATGCTCAATTTGACAGCAGTAACAAATGGGGAATTCCTGATATGTTACCTGTACATATTGAAGATTTAAAAGAAACTCCATTACAAGGATTTAATTTTGCGCTAAAAGAGAAACATCCAGAAAATATAGGCTGTCATTTCTTTTTACATGACTATCAATTTGAACGTGTTTGGAACTACCCCGACAGATATACAGGCGTGCTTGATAGATTCAAATTTGTACTTTCACCAGATTTTAGTTCGTATGAAAATATGCCTACTGCATTGAAAATATTTAATGTGTATAGAAATAGATGGTGCGGACGATATTGGCAAGATTTTGATATTAAAGTAATACCTACTGTTACGTGGTCTGATGATATAGGATTAGATTTATGTTTATGCGGAATACCAAAACATAGTACAATCGCAATAAGTACAATGGGAGAAGGAAGATGGGCGCAATGGAATGTTTTACGAGCGGGATGGAACAAAATGCTCGAAACACTTGAGCCCGAAACAATTTTACTTTATGGCAAAGACTTGACAAAACTTTATCAATTAGAAGGCAATATCGTATACAAAAAATTAATTAGTTCAAAGGTGGTGATATAATGGGAAAGGGCAAAAGTTCTGGTGGAAAGTATGCAAACGGCACAAAAGACTATACTTTTTTTGATAAGTATGGTAAACGAATAACAATTAATGATTCTGATTATTCACAAGCCAGAAGATTGGCACATGAACGTGGATTAAGTCATATAGACCCGAGTAAGCGCAAAGGTAAAAAGAAGGGGTAAATACATATGTCGATGTGGAGTAATATCGCACATAGATTGAGGGAGATAATTCGTAAAATGATTGGAGCAAAAACTATTGAGCAGACTTTAAAAATTGCACCCACAATATCTTCGCAAATGGAGAACGCAATTCAATTGTGGTCAGATATGTACGGAGATAACAGTCCTTGGGTACATGAGCCGTCATATGATGACCCGTCAAGAGTTGTGTCACTTGGTCTTCCTGCGATGATAGCAAGTGAAAAAGCGAGAACGGCATTAATTGAATTGGCGTCTGAAATTACAACTCCGATGAAAGATGTTGAAGTTGATAATCCGAATTATACGCCGGCACAGCCTGATGAACTTGGTATTTTGATTCCTACAGCAGAGCCTAAAACGATTATAGAAAGCAGACCTATTGGAAATGTTGAACGTGCAAAATACCTCAATACACAATATACTAAATTGAAACGTCAGCTTAGAAAGCAGATTGAATACGGCATTGCAAAGGGCGGTATCGTATTTAAACCTTATGTTGTGATTACAGACACAGAGGACAGCGGTCAGCAAATTGAAATCGAATTTGATTATATACAAGCTGACGCATTTTATCCTCTTACATTCGATGCGGCGAAACGAATTACAGAAGCGGCTTTTGTTCAGACTAAAATAGAAAAGGAAACGATTTACAGACGTTTGGAATATCATAAGTGGCAGAACAACACTGTAACGATTGTGAATCGTGCTTTTAAGTCTATCAATAATAGTTCCAGTCTAATGGCTGACTTAGATTTAGGACATGAAATTCCGCTCACAGAAGTACCTGAATGGGCAGGATTACAGCCGGAAACAACTATTAAAAATGTCGATAGACCGCTATTCGCATACTTTAGGATGCCCGAGGCTAATACTGTTGACACGACAAGTCCTCTTGGTGTAAGCGGTTATTCAAGAGCAGTAAATCTTATCCGTGATGCAGATATGCAGTATAGCAGACTTCTTTGGGAGTATGAGGCAGGTGAAATTGCAATTAACGTTGACCGTGACGCTTTTACTTATCTCGAAGATGGACAAGGCAATCAGCATACTGTACTTAAACCTATGCAGAATCGTTTGTATAGACGTATGGATATAACGAATGATGAGTTGTTTGAACCGTTTACTCCGTCTTTGCGTGATAATAATTATATTGAAGGACTTAATGCAATCTTGATGCGTATTGAGGACGTTTGCGGAATCAGTAGAGGCACACTGTCTGATAGCATTGATATAGCAAGAACAGCGACCGAATTAAAGATTTTGAAACAGCGTTCTTATCAGACCAACGTTGATATTCAGCACGCCATTCAAACGACATTGGAAGATGTTGTGTACATAATGAACGTATATTGCACACTGTATAATATTACTCCTGAGGGCGAATATGACGTATCATTTGAGTGGGACGACAGCTTGATTATTGATATTGATGCTGAATTGGAGAAACGTATCGTTCTACAGCAAAACGGTCTTGTTAGTAAAGTTGAGAACAGAATGTGGTATTTTGGTGAAACTGAGCGACAAGCACAAGAAGCACTTACTAAGATTGCGGATGAACAGCGTCAAGATGTAGAAACTGACTTAGTTAGGGAAACTAACGAAATTATGAAACGGCGACAAGCCGGAGAGTTTTCTCAACGTAGGAATTATGACGAATGATTAGCGATAACACAATCGACAAACTTGTTCAACAGGTTGTAAATCGACAGGAAGCTATAAATATTTATGTGCTTGAAAAAATAGCAAATAGACTGCGGGAGATAGGACAGTTATCTCCCGCAGATATTAAGCGCATGAAAATTTTAGTAACTATGGGAACAGATATACAGCAAATGAATGAGTATCTTGCGGAAATGGCAAGATTACAGGTGCGAGATATAAAAACGATAATAAAAACGGTAGCGATGGATAATTATTTAGATGCGAAACCTCTATATGATTATCGTCATAAGTCTTTTATACCGTTTGAACGAAATATGGATTTACAACGTATTACAAATGCTGTTGCAGAGCAGACTGCCAATACGTATGAAAATTTGTCTAATTCACAGGCAACCGGATTTTTAATGCGAGATGAAAATGACCCTCGAAAGTTAGTCTTTAAATCAATCGATAATACATATAAGGACGCTATTGATAAAGCAATTCAAGCAGTACAAAGCGGTGCGGTAGATAGTGAGACTGCAATTCGTGATGTAGTCAAACAACTATTAAACAGCGGAGTACGAAGGCTGTATTGGGATAGCGGTTATACGCAGAGATTAGATACAGCAGTACGGCGAAATATACAAGACGGTGTTCGGCAAATAAATCAGAAAATACAAGATGAAATAGGAAGACAGATTGGTGCAGACGGAAAAGAATTAAGTGCGCACATTAATTCAGCACCCGACCATGAGCCGTTTCAAGGGCATCAATTTACAAATGCTGAATACGAAAAACTCCAATCTAATCAGGCATTTAAAGATTTAGATGGACAATCATTTGCCGCAGTTCAAAGAATTATTGGCGATTGGAACTGCCGTCACTTTGCTTATTCTATAATAATAGGAAAGTCAAAGCCTAGATACTCCAAAGAACAACTGCAAACATTCATCGAAAATAATCAGATAGGATACACAGATGAAAATGGCCGACACATGACAATGTACGAATGTACACAGATGCAAAGAAAATTGGAAACTAAAATACGTTATGCCAAAGAAGAACAAATGATTATGAAAGAGTTGGGCGATAATGTGAGTAGGCGGCTGGCAAGAAATAAAGTAGAATCTTATATTAGAGAATATAAGTTATTTAGTATGCGTTGCGGATTACCCACAAAAATGTATCGTGCAACTGTTCCGGGTTATAAATCGTGGTAGCGCAGTATTTACAAAACTACTAACATATTATATAATATCTATGACAGCGTTAGGTTGTCCTCCGCCAGGCGGTGTATTTGTGTTCGCACTTATGCACCGCTGTTCTAAAATACATTACCGCTAAACTGCACAGCGGATATAAAATTAGCAGATATAAAAATGTAAAGGAGAATGTAACAATGACAGTAAAGGAACTTTTTGACAAGGCCGCAAATGGAACTTTAACGTATGACCAGTTCGTAGCCGCCGCCGGAGATTCAAAGTTTGTTGACTTGACAGAAGGCAATTATGTATCTAAAAATAAGTTCGATGATGAAATCAGACAACGAGATACAAGAATTACCACACTGAATGATACCATTAAGGCAAGGGACACAGACTTGCAAAAATTACAAGATACGCTTAGTGACGCCGGTGACATTGAAGCATTGAAAACTGCGTCCAATGATTTAAAGGAATTGCAGAAGAAGTACGATAAAGAGACTAAGGCGTATCAACAGCAACTAGCCAGTCAGCAATATGAATTTGCTGTAAGGGAGTTTGCAAATACTAAGAAGTTCACAAGTGCCGCGGCAAAAAGGGAATTTACAAGGGCAATGACAGAGAAGAAACTTACCCTTGAAAACGGTACAATTATCGGGGCAGACGATTTTGTAAAGATGTATACAGAGCAAAATGCAGATTCGTTTGTTGTCGAGACTCCTTCTACTGAACCGCCCAAACCGCAGTTTGTAAACCCCACACCGGGAGCGAATCCAACTAATACTGAGACTAATCCGTTTATTGGAGCATTTCACTTTACCGGTGTAAGACCTCAACCTAAAGGAGAATAACTATGCCTTATGTAGCTCCCGCTAATAACGGTACGACCGGAAGTGGTCCTATTAATTATGCGACAGAGTATAGCAGAGCCCTTTCTCAGATGTGGCCCTATGTTCTGAACTTTGGTGCGCTGTATGCGACTCCTAACAACAATCGTTATCGTTGGGTCAATGCTAAGACCATCGAGATTCCGTCCATCAGCACGACTGGTCGTGTGGACGCAAATCGTGATACGGTAGCGTTCGCACAGCGCAATTATGAGAACGCATGGGAGACCAAGACGCTCAAGAATCAGCGTAAGTGGTCTACTCTTGTTCATCCGATGGATATTGACCAGTCGAATATGGTTAATACGATTGCGAATATCACGCAAGTGTTCAATGAGGAACAGAAGTTCCCGGAAATGGATGCTTATACCATTTCTAAAATTTATAAGGATTGGACAACTTCTATTACTGGTGATGCCGCGCACGGCGCATACACCGGTAAGACTGCTGATACTACTCAACTTACTACTACTTCTATTCTCGGAGTATTCGATGCACTTATGCTGAAAATGGATAACGCAAGAGTTCCTGCGAATGGTCGTATTCTGTATGTTACCCATGAAGTTAAGTCTATGCTGAAAAATGCACAGATTGATGCTAATAACACTATTGGTCGTTCTCTCAGCGTAGAATCTGGTCCGAACGCCATTGACCGTAGAATTTCTCGACTTGATGAAGTTCAGGTTATCGGAGTTCCCGCAACTCTGATGAAGACCCTGTATAACTTCACCAGCGGCTGGGCTCCTGCAAATTCTGCCGCTCAGATTAACATGATGCTGATTCATCCGCTTGCAGTTATTACGCCCGTATCTTATACGTTTGCAAGACTTGATGCTCCGAACGCTCTGTCCGAAGGCAAGTATGTTTACTATGAGGAATCTTTCGAGGACGTATTCATTCTGAATAAGAAGGCAGATGCGATTCAGTTTAATATTACTGCTGGCAGTGGCACGGGAACCTGATAAAAGAGGTGTATAATGTCTGAAAAAACGATTACTGTTAAACGTGCTAATGTTATACTTGATATTTCAGAATCACAGCTTGACTATTATATGAGTCAAGGATACGATGTAATCGATGAAACGGGGAAAGTTATACAAGCTAGTGTGCCTACTGATGTAGGCACACTACAAAAAGCATATTTCGACCACGTTAATGAAATCGAAGCAATGAAAGAGGAGATTGAAGCCTTAAAGACAGAAATTGAATCTTTAAAAACTCCCCGAAAAAAGACAAGAACTAAAAACGAATGATTGTTAGGCGGTGACTATAATGTATCTGACATACGATGATTATATAGCTATGGGCGGAGAAACATTAGAAGAAACCGCCTTTGACAATTTAGAGTTTGAAGCAAGAGCAACAATTGATTGGTGGACATTCAATAGACTGCAAAATGAAGCTGAATATCCTGAGGCTGTGAAACGTTGTATGTTTGCTCTTATCAATCTGATAAAGAATAAACAGGACTCAATGGTTACAGATGCGCAAGCGGCTGACGGAACAAAGCAAGCAGGAATCACGCACCAATCAAATGACGGTGTATCAACATCCTATAATGTTATTTCTGCTAGAAGTGCGGTTGAGATGATAAAGCAGGACATCCAAGCTACTATTAAAATGTATTTGCAAGGCGTAAGAAATTCGTTAGGACAAAAAGTTCTGTATCGAGGTATTTACCCAAATGAATAATTATCCAAGCTGGTGGAATACTACAATTACATTATTTAATAGATATGAAGAACCGCTGACTCAACTTGTAACTTGGTATAAAACTACAATTGAAGGATGTTTTTGGAAAAATGTTCATGATAAAGTAAAAGTTGGAGAAGTTGTTTTTGAAACTGACGGCATTATATGTAGAATCCGTAAAGACGATAGATTTGTTGATACGGAAACATGGTTAGCAATGCCCGAAGATATAAAAGCGAAACATTTTACTTTAAACCTCAAAGATATAGCAATTCAAGGCAATATTGATGAAACTATAAATGAGTATATATCAGGATTTCGTTCAACCGATGTTTTAGCAAAATATAAGAAGTTGCAGAAATGTTTAGAGGTAGAACAGTTCGCTGATAATACTGGTGGGGGTCGAGGAAATGAACATTATTTTATAAAGGGCATTTGATATGGCTGATGGAATGTATATTTATGTGCGAGATGATGATACACAAACAGTTCTCCAAGGAAAATTAGAGAAAGTAGTTAATGACGCAGAAACTAGACTCGGCATTAACAAACTATTGTTAGAGCATATAAATAAGTATGTTCCTGAGGGTGAAACAGGAAAATTGCGTAGTACCGCATATGCAACTTCGGAAGCAATAATTTGGCCTCAGAAGTACGCACATTATCAGTTTGTTGGAGAAGTATATGGACCCAACTTCTTAATTTTTACTGATAATGGACTAGAATGGCGCTCTCCAAAAAAAGAACGCATGAAAAAGCGTCCGATGGGATGGTCACTTATACCGTCGAAAGCAGGAACTGGTGCTGATTGGGCAAATGAAATGTGGCGTAATGAGCGACGTGTTGTTAATATACGTATAACAAATTATATGAAACGCCGTGTTAAGGAATTGGGATTATGACTGATAAGCAAGAAGCAATTATCAATTACATATTACAATGCCCACAAATTAAAGATACACCGTTATACTTTAACTTTATCAATGCAAAGGACAATACCTCACAGATTGTAACGACTGCAAATGATAAGTTTTTGGATAAGCCGTATATTACAGGCAGTGTGGAAAAACAATATTCATTTAGAATATTGATTTTTAAATCAATTACTGATGATGCGTTAGTCAAGTTAGAAGGATTCGCACATGAAAATGTGGAAGAACTTGCCTATGTACAAGCATTAATTGATTGGATTTCTGAACAGAATGAGTTAAAAAATCTTCCAAACTTTGGAGAAGAATGTGATGTGGATAGTATAGAAACATCTGCTGAAACACCTCGTCTTGAAGGTATAAATATGGAAGTTGCTCCGCCGCTTGCGATGTACAGTGTTACTATTAGGATACATTATGTTGATAACAGCAAAAATATTTGGAGGTAATTACCATGTCTGTTACACAGTTTAATCTTGCTCAAGGACAGAGAGCCGAAAGAAAACTGCTTATTACTGTAGCTGAATGGTCAGAGGGAGGCAGTTCTCCTGTGCGTGAAATTCTCGGTACTCGTACAGAAGATTCCAGTATCGATTATAATGCCGATATTGAAACGACTACTGATATTCTCGGCATTAACTATACTGACCTGAATAGAACTCAGCCTCAGCAGGATTTTGACCCGTATTTGATTCTTGGCGGTTCTAAACTCGGAGCATTTCTGAACGACATTAGACGTAGAAATGCGCTTTCTGAACTGAATGATTTCACCATTTATATCATTACTGCGTTCGCCGGAACTGCGGGCTCTTATGAAGCAGAGAAACATACAGGATGTACCATTATTTACAACAGCATCGGCGGTGATACGAATGTAAACTTCCCGATTTCTGTATATTTCAGTAATAATATTACGATTGGCACAGTTGATAAACTTGCGGATGACTTCCAGTTCACACCCGCTTAATTTAATGGAGGCGACTTATGGGACAACCTAACGACAAAATTATTGATATTGATTTATCAGTAACACGGAAAAAACGATTCAGAATTGATGGCGATGATAACAGAGTTATTGAACTGAATACATCAGATATGAATATTTTGCTTCGCTTGGATGAAGTTGAGGCAAAGCTGAATAACTTAGCAGATTCAGTTACATTTAGCCCGGATGATACCGAACATGCCGAAGAAAATGTTAAGAAACTGCTTGCTACAGATACAGAAATGCGTGAACTAATGGATTACCTTTTCGATTCTCCTATTTCTGCTGTTTGCGCTCCGTCGGGCTCTATGTATGACCCGTTTAATGGGAAATACAGATTTGAACATATTATTGAAACCTTATTTGCTTTGTATGAAGATAATATTGAAGCGGAATATAAGAAGATGAGTAAAAATGTTCAGAAACACACGGCTAAATATACGGGCAAAAAATAATTATGTATGAGATTCCAACATCTATATACATAGACAATCGTGAATATCGGATAAGAAATAATGGGGACTATCGTATGGTTTTAGATTGTTTCGCTGTGTTGCAAGACGCAGACCTAACAACAAAAGAAAGACTATTCGCATGCCTCATTATTTTTTATCAGGATTTAAACTCGATTGAAGATGTATTAGTTCAAGACAATTTAGAAGACCGTCTTACTGAAATGTACAAATTTTTTAATTGTGGTTCGGATGCGTCTTTAGGAGCAACTTCACAGCATCGACTTATTGATTGGGAGCAGGATTCTCAATTAATTTGTAGTGCGATTAATAAAGTTGCGAATACCGAGATACGTGCTGTGCCGTATGTACATTGGTGGACATTTATGGGATATTACTCTGCTATCGGACAATCGCCACTATCTACAGTAATTGAGATTCGTGATAAAATAATAAAGGGTAAGAAACTTGAAAAATATGAACGAGAGTTTCGTAGAGAAAACCCTAAATACTTTGCTTGGAATAGCAAAACAGTGGACGAAAATGAAGCAGATAGATTGCTTCGTGATTTATGGAATAACGGTAATTAATTATGGCGAATGTTGATGGCGATATTACTCTTAGCGTAGAGTTAAAAGCAGATAATGTTGAGCAAACCGCGAAGGGCATACAAACAGAGATTCGAGGTCTTTTTGAAAAAACTTCCGGTAAAAAATTGGGCGAGAATTTTGATAGCGCAAAGGCGTCTGCCGCTAGGTTATATTCTCAAATTCAAGCGTTGAGAGATAAAATGGCAGAAATGCGAGCCTTTAAGACCGCGTTTGATGATAAGGGTAACGCCACAGCAGATTATCAAGATTTAGCAAATCAACTGAATTTAGTTACGAACAATGCGACTATAGCAAAAAAACGATTAGAAACGTTATCAGGAGTTAAAGCACCCGCAGAAGCGCCGTGGGTATTATTTAGACGTACTGTAGAAGGAACTCTCGAAGGTCTTGTACAGCGAATCAATTATATTAGAACTCATCCATGGGATATGTTTTATGCAGTTCTCAATAAAATTGGTGCGGTTGCGAAACGTAATATATCGATTTTTGCACAATTGATGAAGACCATCGGATCAAATGTTCTTAAAAGTGCAACCAGCGCACTAAAGAATCTTGGTTCAGCAATGTTGGGACTCAATAATCATACACGCAGTTCTAACGGGCTTCTTGAAATAGGATTTAAGAAACTTGTTCAATACGGCTTCGGTATTCGTACCGTATTTTTACTTGTAAAAAAGTTAAGGCAGGCATTAATTGATGGATTTGGAAGTATGGCACAATATTCAGGTGAGTTTAATAATATTGTGTCTCAATTCGTTGGCGCATTAAATACATTAAAACTTGCGTTTGCTACTGCCTTTGCTCCGATTGCGGCCGTTGCTTTACCACTTCTTACTGCATTAGCAAATGCCTTAATAAGTGTAATAAATATAATCGGCAAGTTCTTTGCCGCCATTACAGGTAAATCAACATTTATTCAAGCAAAAAGACAGCAAGTGGATTATGCCGCATCATTAGATAAGACAGGAAAAAGCGGTAGTGGTGCCGCCAAGGGCATAAAGAAAGCAGAAAAAGCGGCGAAAGACGCTCAGAAAACAATAGCAGGATTTGATGATGTAGAAATACTTCATGATAAATCAAAAGACGATGCCGGCGCCGGAGGCGGGGGTGGCGGTGGAGGAGGCGGAGTTGGCGGTCTCGGAGATTTAACCGGTGCTGAT